TTTTTCTCACTTTTAGTTGCCATCTTATGTTCTCCTTTTGATGGTTATTGCTCCACGCTTATTGCGCTTCACGGTTATGTAGTCATTATAGACTTCGCGTTCATTAGGTTTTATTATTTCTTTGAGTCCTTTCTTTGCATTTTCGTATGTCTCAGCTGAACTTTTGTTAGCTGTAAAATCACTAGCTAACATACCGAAATGATTATCGAGTGTAGCATCACGTTTAACCATGCTGTCTACAGGTATAGCATCTGTTAATTTTTTATTATCAACTTCAAAATCGTGAGGCTCTTTATTATGATGTACATGAGCCCAGAAATCTAAGACTTCTTTTCTCATTACTCTAATATACTCATCGTCTCTAGCTATAGCTGTTGCTTGATGCTTAGAGTTACCAAAGATAACAGAGAATATACACAAATCCATGTCAGCTAATTCTAGGTAGCATTGTATTTGTGGCATATAATACTCTACTTGTTTATCCATAGTAGTAAATGCATTGGTATGTTTGCACTCGATGATTGCTTTTTCACCTTGGTCATTGATACCTATAGCATCTATTGTACCTTGCATTGGTGCTATAATTTTATTTGATATAACATCTGATGCATCATGACTGTTAGTATTACTCCAGCCTTTAGCATAAGGTGCTTGATTTTCTGATGCACTCCAGCCAGTTTCTTTTTCTAACCAATATAAATTAAATGGTTCAGTAAAACTACCTAGTTCTACTTGTATTAAATGTGATAAATCCTCAGGTTGTTTGCGACCTGTTTTGATTTCCCATAGCTCATACCATTGTCCGTCCATAATCTTGACGCAATCAGAGCCGCCTATAAATCCAGTTCTTTTCATAATGTGTTCTCCTTGTTTCCATTATATACTAGTTGTCAACAACATCAACCTCATATTTTTTAAGGTCTTGGTTTGTAAGGTTGGTAGCAGCTAAAAGTTTACTGCGCATAATACCATTTTTAATATAGCTTTCTGCTATTGGTTCACCATTACGCACACGTTTCTCCATTATCTTATAGGTATCTAGTTGATAAATTTCTGTTGGGTCTACTGGTACATCTGGTGCAGATTTTTTGGTGCAATCAATAAATGTTTTAACAGTAGGCCAAGTACGTGCGCCATGATTGGCGCGTATCTTAGACTCGACACGCTCGAGCAACGAGTTGAGTTGCTCTTGTGTTACATGAGCCGCGATATTTGCGTTCACATCTTTGACAATAAATGTCAGTTCTTCTCTAAGAGAGTCATCATCCATCCTAGATGGTGGCTCATACCTCTTGAGAAGCCCCTGTACCCACCGTCCGATGGTATTTGTACGCTCAGTATAGTTCATGCAATTACTCCTCTCTATGAAGCTGTTTAAGGGGCAAAGGAAAACTAAGAATATTATCTAATCTTTCTTTGTTTGTCTCTTCGCGTAAGTCATCGATGTCATCTTCCCATCTTTCTCCGTTTAACCAAGTAGATGCATGGGGTATGTACTTCTTAGGTGTGCCATTAGATTTGATTGCTTTAGCAAATTCTTGCGCTGCTATTATGATGTCATACTTGTCGGCTATCTTGCATGCATTATAAAAAGCATAACGTGCTGTCTTCTTTTGCACACGCTTGGGATATGCTTGCCAAAATCTATGGAAGTCTAACTCATCAGGTGACTGTGTGTCACCCAAAGAGTTAAGTTCTTTATTGTTATAACTAATAAGGTTACTCTCTTTGTGTGACTGTGTGTCACTACTCTTGTCTTTCATGTGTGTTCTCCAATGGGCAAGTGAGGTCGTAAAGTGTGGTGTTGCCCTTGCATCCACGCTCTCGATGTAAAAATTTATTATCTTCTAGGTAGTTAATGCAACGAATAACTGTCCGACTAGATAGTCCTGTTCTCTTTGCTATACCTTGAATAGATGGATAGCATACCCCATCTTCATTCACATAGGAAGCAAGAATAATATAGACATACTTAGCTAGTGCATTATTAACTTGCGTTCTGCAAATATTTAATGCTAGTGTATCGGCATATATTGGACGCCTTTGAATCTCCTTATACATTGATGTGTTCTCCGACCAGTAATGTATAACCCTCGACCTGCCATGAGGTCGGGGGTTTTTTTAACCCCAGTCGGGCAACATCCAGTTACGTTCTTTCTTCTTTGGTTCATCTCCTTCTGGGAAATATTCATAGACTGCATACGTCTTGCCATTGTATGTATGCATGTCAGTTGTGATAGTCATACCTTCTTCTCTAAGTATATGTATGACTGCTGCTAATCTAAAGCAGCCGAACTTCTCGAGTGCATCGAGTGGTGTAATCCTGTTACCTTCTTCTAGGTAAGATTTAATCTGGGTTTTTTGTGTTGCTCTTGTCATGTTCTCCAACTAACTCCGCAAACAAATCTCCGTCCATGATAACAAGCGTTTGCGGTTTGCCTGTTCGACGTTTGTAAAAGGCTATGTCTCTGCCTTCTAATACTTTGTAAGGGCTAGGGAAGTTAGACTTATCCCTGTACTTTACCTCACCTACTAGGTTTCTGCCTACCATAGACAGATGTATATCTCCTGACCATTCACCGCCAAGCGCACCTGATAATGGTACTCTCTTAGCTTTGATGCCTACTTTTTCGATGAGCCATTTAACAAACCATCTTTCATGGTAACTTCCCTTTGACTTATTGTTGTTTGCCATGTGTCCCTCTCATAACAATCTAAACAAATAAAATAATGTTTAGTTGGTTTATAACTATGCAACATAGCAACAAACCATTCAGTTGTAATACCGCAGGCTTCACAGTCAGCGGTATTTGATTTCATTCTTTGCTTTAACGACTTCGATTTTGCAACCAAGTGAATCTACCCAACACGATAGCATGAACCCACTTGGTATGCGCTTGTGCTGCTCCCATTTATGTATCAAAGAATTAGTAACACCTATCATAGACGCTAATTGTTCTTGACTTATTTTCTGTTTATGCCGTTCAATAACTAATTGTTCGACTAAAGATTTGTACTGAATACTCATTTAGTCTGCAACGTTATAGACATGGTGTTCACTAGTCAAGCCCATCATCATCTAAAAATTTAAATCTATGTAGAATTGTACAATAACCTACGATATCTCGTAGACTATCTTCACTTATATTGTGATGACAACGTGCTATCTTAACTAGTATCATCATCATTGCTACGTCTTCCTTACGAAACTTGTAGCCTCGAGTGTAGTCAGTCCACATATTAGCAATGTCAGTAAAGTTATTAGCTGCATCACCATACTCTTCATGCCTATCACCATAGATAATTGAGTGTGCTTCTTGCAAAAACTTTTTAGAATTATCAGCTTTGTTACTCTTCGAGTTCATAGTATCCTCCTTCGCAATTACGACAGGGTTCTTCCCTGTGTTCTGGTATGTACATGCCAGCTACACCATAGTCACATGCAGCTGCGTTATATACTGGCAAGGCATAGTTATCTACCATGCCAGTACCGAAACATTCTTTACATTTTAAATAAGTTACAGACATAACTCCTCCCATTCTTTTGATTGTAATGCTGACTTAACTAAATTAGTACGTTCAACAGATGTATTGTGTGGACTACGAGACATACGTCTACCTGTATTGTCAGTAAAATCTGTATGCGTAGACCAACTTGTTAAGCAATTATATAATGCCCACTTAGTATTACCTAGGTCTTGAACGTGGTCATGATATAAACTCATTAGGTTTTCGAGTTGACGCTCGTTGTTTTGCTTGATGCTCGAATGTGTTTTCTTTTTAACAAGTTTAGATTTAAAGAATTGTTCTACAAAAACATCTGAAATAAATTCATTAGCGTATGTATTCCAAATAGATTGTTTATCTTTAAATGTATCTAGCTGGCTAACAATATGATTAGCAGTTGCATCTACATTAACACGACTCGTATGCTTGAGAGAGATGCGTGCTAACGGGTCAGGGAATGTCATACCATTGAGACATACAAGACGTAAGCCGTCAGCTGATATACAATACTTCCAAGCAGCATCATGGCTGCTAAACATTTGTATTCTAAAGTATGAAACGTCACGCAACTGAGTCGGTGAGTTTGTTACCTCGAACTGTAAGTCAGGAAATAAAACGTCAACCTTTAGCTTGCGACCACCTTCATACACAGTAATCTTCTCATTGTAATCACTTGTAATATCAGATGTCTTGATGGCTGACATAAGATTGTCTACGATTTGGTCGTAGTTAATAGGCGTGTAGCTATTGCTATGCCTACCTAGTATTTGATTAGTATCTGGATGGGTGAGTACCTTCATGTCTGGTATCTCAGTACCATCAGCAAGGTATGCTTTCTGCTCTTTGACTTGAAAGCTATGGTCTATTGTCGTCATGTCTAACATCTTCGATGTCCTCCTCTTTTGTAAATAAAACAGGAATACCACACAGCATTAATGCACAGCCGATTATGAAATGTTTTGGTAGTTTCATTGTGTTCTCCTGTTAGTTAGTATGTAGAAATCTAGTTAGATAGTCAACTTGATTCTTACATAATTCAATTAAATCAGTAACTTAGAGTGCTAGTTGTGCGCGGCCCTTGCTTTAACAAAGACAGGGTGGTTGCGCTTTTGACCCCCGAGGTTACGATATGCCGTGACTTATCAGTAGTATCCCAATAGTAATCACGCAGATAAGGGCAATGCCCAGTATGTCTTGTACCATTAGTCAGTCTCCTTCCAAACACGCACTATAACTTCATTCTTGTTGTTCTTTAAGAATTGAAAGTTCACTTCATTCAAGTCACTGTTTTCATCAGTCAGTAGTCCAACACAACAATCATGTAGGTATTTTCTATCAATCCCATCATCATAATCTTCCATATTCATGTAGTCTCCTTGTTGATAAATGATAGGTAGACTCGGAAGCCTACCTATCTAGGTTATGTTACTTAGAAATCTTACCAGCTAGTTGAGGTCTAGCATCTGAAGTTCCATCTGCATTAGGCGTAGTGTATTTATCACGCAATGCCTGTATCTCATCTACTGATAGATGAGTAGTAGTAGCCTTGGAACCTCTCTTAGTAGGTGACCAAGTATCACCAGTAAGTTGTTCATGAACAGATTGGTCTGCGTCATGTTCTTGCTGAACTATCTGAATGATAGTATCAGTCATCTCTGCATATGCAACTTGGTTTGCATCAATCTGTTCTACAATCTTACTCTTTAAATAAGTTAATCTATTGTAGCTTGCGTAGCAGGAAGATTCTGCTCGTTTTTGATAAAGGTATTCGTCCTGTTGCTCAGACCCAGTTGATGACCATGTTGCTATTGCCAGTTTATTTGCTATTAACTTTTTCATTATATGTTCCTTATTTTAAATCGCCTGACCATACAGGCATGCTTCATCTAACAGGAATAGCCAAACTGGCTACGCCAGCCACACAAAGAAACGCCTGCCACATCTATCGCACAAGAAAAATCGACGAGGGCAGCCCGTAGGGATACGTCTATTATTCTTGTGTGACCAGTTTGACTAATCCACTTAGATATGCCTGTATGGTCGGGGGATTTACAATAAGCCTTACGAACATATGGTGACAAAGTTGGTAGCCAATAAACTTTTCCGGCAATAACAATATGGTTAGCGACGCAGTGGCTGTGCATCAGGACACCTTTATCGGAAACGAGTAGAATCTCTTTTGTGTAGTGTAGTTTACAATAGATTAGAGGTCCGAGCGGGAGCGAAAGGCGTCCGTGCCGTACAGGTGACACACGACTGTGTGTCAAAA